CCTTTTGGTAAAAAGGCAGCAAAATATTTTTTTAATCTCTCTTCTCTACTAATATTATTTGTAGAAGAAGTGTTCACTTGATTTTGTTCGTATTGTTTTAAAACTGCGTCTAAACTGCTCATAATTCTTTTTTTTTTTAATTATAAAATTGTTTTTAATATGTAAAAATAACGCAAAAAAAGGGGGAAGTCAACATCCTTCCCCATCTAAATTTTACTATTTTTTCTAACTATTAATTATTTTCTTCTTCGTCTTCATTATCGTATATCCAACTCTTTTTAATATCTGCATCGTTATAGTCATCTACCTCTTCTTGTGTTAATACATATTCATGTTTATCTTTCTGCTTGGCCATTTCTCCCGTTTTTTCCTCCCAATAATCGGCAGGTTTTTGATTAAACGGACCACTATCTAAATATCTTAACTCTAATTTTTCTTGTTGGGTTTGTGGCCTATACTTCTCAAATTTAGTTTCTAATTCTTGTACTGAAGAAACAATACTATCCATATCGTTTAATTTCTTTTCTAAATCATCTAACTTAGAAATTAAAGAATCTATACTACCTTTTTGACTTCCGATAGATTTTTCTAATGTTTCTGTTTTTTCCCCACTTTCTTTGGCCATAGTCACTAATTCGGTAACATCCAATTCTTCTACATTACTGCCTTCTTCGGTATCAGTAGTCTCTTCACTCCCTTCTGCAGGTTCGGGGGTCTCTTTATCATCACCACCAAAATCTAATCCACCTTCTTCTCCAGGTTCGGTGCTCTCTTCTTCACCACCAAAATCTAATGTCAGTTCCTCTTCTTTTTCTTCTCCTTCTTGTTCTCCCAATTGAAATGCTGCTTGTTGTCCCCCTAATCCTAAAAATTGTTCCTCTATAGGGTCTATATATTTATTAATACCTTCGAATCTTTGTAATTCTTCAGATATTAATTTCTCTAAATGTCGGCTTCTTTTACTCATTATTAATCCATTAATAAGGTTCTTCCATCCTCCGTAATCATTTTTTTATTTACTCTTTCAATTAAACCATCTTTAGCCCTAATAGTATAACACTCACCTGTATCTTTATCACATACCTCTGTGAATCCTTCTTCTTCTACTTCCAGTTCTTCGGGGGTTTTTGTTTTCTTACCAAGAAATTTGTCTAAATTCTTTTCTAAATTTTTCATGATATTTTCTTTTACTATAAATATATGATTAAATGTTAAATTATCATCTAATATAATTCTTTTATGTTTAAGCTAAATTATCACTCCATGTAGTGTCGTTAGGGTAGGGGGTGGTAGTGTACCCGACTAACGAACTTACCTTAGAGTTTAATCCTATTATTATTCGACTATCAAAAGTTGCTCCATTGTCCATTTCTAAATAGGTTTGGGTAGTGATAGCGTTTTTAAAAAGTTTAGTTTTTAAATATGTAATTAAATTATCATTAAGATGGGTAGTTAAAGTGCCTGTCGTTAATGCTTCTTCCATTTTAAAGCAGGGACATAATTTATTACTAAATTCATTATGTCCTTTTATAATTTTTCCCCACATTTTGGAAGTAACCCCAGCGTTACCAGATTGCCACTTATCGTTCTTTTTCTCAAAAAGTTTAACATCGTCTGTGGGATAATCTCTAAATTTTAAAACTAATTCTGTTGTACTTAAATTTAAACTTAATAATCTCTTATTAAATAATATCCACAATAATAACCATTCTAGTGTTCTTTTTTGTGCAGTAGTGGGATATTCACCACCACCACTATCGTATTTTCCCATTCTAGCACAATTAGCTACCATTGCAACACCTATAGATTCAGAATTCTTTCCTGTTACATGTGCCCCCACTAGATTGGTAGGCCTGCCACCTAATGCCCATCCATCTGTAGCGGACCCGTCACTACCTCTAGAAATTACATAATGATATCCTATTCCCGTGAATCCTCTATTTTTATGTTGGCTATTAATATTCCCCACAGGGTCAGCTCCATAATTAATTCCCGCGGTAACATGGACGATAATCATTTTTATTTTTTCCTTGGATAATGAAGTGGCTTCTTTATTTCTTTTTTCATTAGGTCCTTCGGCAATGAAACCACCACGAGCAATTTTTGTTTCTGTGTCGGTTTGTTTCTTACGAATTTTATTAATAAATGATTTGTTAACCCTACCTATTAAGTTTTCTACCATAGGTAATCTATGAAATGGTACTCTTACCCCAGTGAAAGTAGTAGTCATTGTATTGGGTTGGATTTGATGCTGTACATCTAAAATAATGTAAGGCCCATTAAACATGGGAACATGGCGTAAAGTAAAATACATTGTGGGTTGTATACATACATTTCCCATGGCTTCAATTTTACAAGTATAAGACCTAGATTTATATACATTAAAAAGACTCATACCTTGTGTCTTAATATCCGCATCATTCGCAGATTGTGCCATCATTTCAGTTACTATAAAAGATTCTGATGTGTTTTTAAATTCACTTTGGTCTAAACTAATAGATTTAAACACTCCCTGATTTTGTACACCAAAATCTACTGCAAACGATACCACTTTATTACACCTATCTGGGTTATAACAATCAGAAAATAAAGGATTATCGGCTGTTCTTCCTAACATAAAGGAGTCACTATTGTATTTGGTTTGGGGTCCTAGGTCAGCTAATTGTGTGGAAGGGTCCCCAATATATTGACATAAAAATTTGGGAGCGGAATCTAAATAATCTACTTCTAAATGAGTTCCAAAAATTGAATTGGCTTCTTCTTGTGTACTAAATTTAGGAAACTCTCTATCTCCATCAGAAGTAATACCATAAAAATTAATATAACTAGGTAAAGCTAAAAAATTAAAAAAGTTTCCTTGTAATAATTTTCCTAACACATGATAAAGAGAAAGATTAGCGTTTTGAGCTGAGTCCAAACTTTTAATAGCGTCTGTAGAAATAACCGCATCATCCCCAATATCTCTATTTGCAATATCTAAAAAAAGAAAATCTTTAAAAAGTAATCGGTTGCTAAAATCTTCCCCCGAAATCCATTTATCATTAAGAGTCTTAAAAACCATATATTGTTCTAACTTATTTTCGTCAGTATTAAAAATAGCTTTTTGTTCAAACTCTTCACTTTGTGTTTGTGTAACTTCTGGTAAGTTAGATTTTAAATCAATAAAAAGTTGATTTAAAAAATTAAATTGTGCATCATCACATTTATCAATAATATTGGTTTTTACACTTCCCTTAAAAGATTCTACCGTAACTGGTGTATCATTTTTCTTCCCTAAATACCTTTGGGTAACGTACATTCTGATTGGTTTACGTAATAATTCAATATTATTACTATTAAAGTCAATATTCATTTGTCGGAAAAAATCAGTAGCATAAGACCCAGAATCACTATACGCGAGCCCAGTGGAAGTAGTTCCAGAAGATAATTCACTATAAAATCCCACCTGCAATTTTAATGTCTGCCAGGCTTGAGGATTACTAGTCTGAGAATCTGATAGGGATATTTCTGGAGGAAGGTTATTACTATAAGACCCAAAATCAAAATACTTAGTATCGCCTACCAATGTACGTAAAACTCTAATGTCAACATCTTTTGGATTATAAAAATTAAATGCTATTTGATATTTTAAAAATAATTTTAATTTAGAATTAATATTATCAAGTTGAGCGGCACCTAAATTAAAACTAAATTCGGTAGAGTCAGTAGCGGGTGCTACATCACTCTGGTTTACAGTTAAAAAACTTTTTATAATTTTTTGTAAGGACCAACCACCATTCATTTCTGTTTGTTTTAACTGGGACTCTTTCTTACAGAAATCTAAAAAATAACTTTCAAAAACATTTAATATATCTGGGGTAAAGATATCAAATAATTCTTCTATGCTGGAATAGTTTTGATTGTTAGTTATCTCAAACGCGTATTGATTGTCCATTCTAGTATCAATTTGTTGTAAATACTGTGTAGGGCTTGGAAATGTATTATTCTGATGTTCAAAAAATCCATAACTAGACATTCCCCATGCCAATCTAGTGGCACCATTATGTGCAATAGGATTATTAATTAATTGTTGTGGATTATCGACTTCAAATTGAAGTTGCTGGGTTTTCATGCCACCTGCGGAAGGAAATAAAAAATAGGTGGGGGTCGTATTTCCTGTCAAGAAGGCATCTCTTGCACAATCATAATAGTTATACCAAAAGGTACAATTCATGTCTTGGGAGGTAGATGATGTGGGATTAGAATTTATCATCAACGCATTAGCTTCTTTTAGATTTAAAGTTCCATCATTAATAAATGCATTAATTTGATTGCTCGTTAACCCACTTCCTGTAATGTTAGTTCCGTGGTATAACAATCTTCCTGTCATAAAATAACTCATATAGTTATTTAATTCAGGATAAAATCCAACATTTAATTTAGTAAAATTACCTCCTATATTCCATTGTCCACCCAAAATCATGGGGGTATTATTAGGGCCAACATTTAAGGTGTATTGATTGGATAATCCATTAGTCGCATTAAAATATTGATTAGCATCAAAATTATTCCAGATACCCGTTAATATGTCATTACCTGTTTTTACAAAAGTTTTATATCTATGCCAAATGCTCCCATATTTTAAAATCCACGCAAAAGGGAGGGGATGAACCGCAGAAACTTGATTTAAAACTTTAGCAATATAATCACCATAATTTACATGGCCCAAAATTGTTTTTTCTCTTAGGGTTGGTAAGGGTAATGTATTTAAAAAAAGATAGGCTGCACTCATATAGGGATAAGGTGTGTCATTAATTTCATTTTTAATACCTTGGACTAAAGAGTTAATAAAATAGGGGGTGTTTAAGATAGACGTAGTCTGTTCAGAACTAACATTTCCTTTATAGTTTTTACCGTAGTTAACTAGTCCTTCAGTTAAAAACATATGTTTATTTTTATATGTTTTAGAATTATGACTATATAGGAACAAAATAAATTCTTGGTATAAGAATTTATACTTCAATGCTGTATTGTGGTCAGATTCGGTAGTTCTTATATTTAAACTATTTTGGTCCTCATAGATAAAATTATGGTGTAACCAATTAATATTAGAATAAAATTGAGGGTTTGCGATGAACCCTCCCGTGTCTACATAAGAACTAAACATTTTTTGGCCTTTACTGAAGACTACACTATTATGTATAGTATTGAGGTCTTGGTAACTCCCTATATTTTGACCTCCCGCAAGATTCAGTTTTACCCACGAAGTGGTCGCAGAAAATGTTAGAGATACGCCCCCTTCAAAATCACACAAAGGATAAGTTTCTAGTGGCACTTCAATTCCTTCGGCACTAAGAGGATACGCAAGAGAAAGTTCCATTTGTTGGATATCTGTCTTTATATCCCCATCATTCGTATAATAGTTAGCAGCTCCAAAAGTAACATTACTGTGAATACTAAATCTAGAATTATTAATTTTTTCCCTAAGGTAGTCTGTGTTATATAAGTCTCTAATTAATAGTTGATAATTAGTTTGGGGGGCTATCTTCTCTAACTCCACTAAAAAGGTATTGTAATTAAAATTTTGATTTTTTAAGAATTCTTGAATATCTAAATACCCTTTAGTTTTTCCCACTATATTAAGAGACTCAAAATGACTCATTGCATTTAATGCCAATTTTAACTTGTCTTTTTCTACTCTATTTACCATCCCCGAAAAAAAAGTGTGAACCACGCTTCTATCCCAAATTTCATAGTTAAGTGGTGTATAAGCAGCGGTGTGGTATAATTCATTTTCTAAAAAATCAAAAGAAGTGATGGGTAACCAATTATCCCCTACTGTAGCCACATTAAATTCTACATTACTACCAGAATCCTTTATTTTTTGGGCTTTAAAAAATTCTTCCACAAAATCGACTTCAGGCCACAATACTGGGTCATACGCCTTGGTTTCATTAACAACCGTGACGCTGCCGGGATAAGTGCTAACAAAAGATAAAGTACCATTGGATTCTTCACGTAAATAATAATGGGGCCATGGATAAATAAAATTTTCTTCGGGTAATTCAGATGTTAATGAACTTTTTCCACCACCATTAACTGCTTCTAGTCTATATTTAGAATTTCTTACCGCAAAAGCTTTTGTATGGGTATCATCCATTAACCTTAAAAAGGTATCTGCTTGTGCAACAATAATAGCGAATAGATTTCTTACTGTAGGTTTAAACCCTAATGCATTTATAACCACATTATTCACATTTAATGTAATTTGTTGTTCAATTTCATTCCTTTTGGTATTGAAAATTGCAAACATGTCAGAAATTTTCTCACCAAAACTTTCTGCTCTTATATCGAAAACAAACCATTCGTCGTTGTACTGGTCATACCCTTCGGGCTTAGGGGCTAAAAAATCTTCATATTTTATTGTTACTGGAATTGCACTTTTACCATTCTTTCCGAAGGTGGCATTATTTTCTAATGCTTTGTTAAATTTATCTATTTCTTGTTTAAGTTTTTGTATAGCGGCTTCCCTATCTTCTACGTCTTCCTGATATATTTTTTTCCACCTATAATAGGTTTCTTGAGTGGCACGGTCTATATAATAGTGATTAGCCCCATCCGCCTTTTGGTCAGTATATGTATATTTCCACCCACCGGGATTTAATATTTTTTTTCTATATATGTCTATATTTTTATCATACTCTTCAATATCATCTAAAACTGTTAAATCTTCTTTTTCTAAACTTTTTTCTATGGTTGTATCTAAACTTTTAATTTTTTCTATAAGTTCATCCAAAGTTAAGTGAGGCAGACTATCAGAAACTATTCCTAATGTTTTATAACTGTTATAGACATCTTCAAGAATTTGTCTTCCTCGACTTGTCATTACTGTTTTAGGCTCTGCACTATCATCGTCAGGATTATTAAGGGTATACGTTTTGGAAAACATATAGGGTGCTGCCCTTAATTCTTGAAGTGTAATATCATTAAGTAGGGCTGCTATTCTTCCTATAAAAGAACAACTGACAATATAATTGCCAGTATTACCGTCAAATGACGCATTAAATGTTTTTAACATTAGTTGGTATTTGACTGCTTTTCCATAATATCCTTTTAAAATCAAATTAAAAAGGGGGTAGGGTAATTGAAAAAAGGCTGCATATGGGGAATTTGCTCCCTGTTCAAAAAGAGTTTGACCTCTAACATCTATAAATGTTATATTAACTTGGGGTATAAATCCTTTTTTTATGGTAACTGAAATATTTTCTATACCAAAAGATTCACCATCTAATTTATTTAATATCTTCTCTCTAGATGCGTCTTGACCCGTAAAGTTGGATTTTAATGGATTAGTATAATCTTGGTTTAAACCATTACTACTGCCCACACCAAATCCCGTCTGCATATCGGTCCATTGAGTGGTTAAATAATCTTTATTACCGGGTTTAAGAAAATTTATATCCCCTTCAAATATATCAACAAAAGATTCTGGGGACTGTGTATCTAGAGCAACCCCAGAAATTAATTTACTTCTGGGAACTACCCGTGCTGTTAAATTAGCATAAATGGTTAGATTTTCTGGTTCGACTAATCTAGCAACAGGATTACCGTTCTCGTAGATTTTATTGGGGTCTACTAAAAGAATGTTGTTCTCTGAAAATTCGACTAGAACATTATTACCATTTGCAATTTCATTTGCCATCTAATTAAACTTTAAAAAGAGGTTCCTCTTGGGAGGGAAGCCACCTCTGTTATGGGTTTACTTCCTATATCTGGAACGTTATAAGTTGTCATAGGAACATTTTTCCCATAATAAAAGAAGTAATCATCCGCAGCTTTTTTATAAGCTTGTAAGGAAGCTACTAAAGGATAAGGAACAATCAATACTTGTCCGTCTTTAATATTCCATTCTAAACCACCCACTGTAGGATTAGCTTGCAATATTAACCACCCAAAATAAGGACTTTCATAATATTGTTCACTTATTTTATCTAATCGTGACCCTCCCACTTTGTATACTATTTTTTTATCGCTTGCCTTGGATGGTATTTTTAAAAAGGGAACGGTTAATGTTTCTCCGTTTATGATAAAATCTGTATATCTATTATAATATTGTGCCATAATTAATTAAATTTTAAATTAAAATTTTGAGGGTGTTCCCCTTGTTGGGAATTAGTCTTACTATTATAGTCGGCTAAATTTTCGACCGTAGTGGGGTTAGTAGTTTTAGTGTATTTAAGTTTTCTAGTTTTCTGGTCCGTAAGTTTTTGGTCTAATGTTACACTAATATCACTACTAAATCCTTGAGTTAGGTAAGTAGGTGTTTCACTTATTACTTTTTCTATAAACTCTTCTTTCACAGTTACAAATTGTTCTAAATAATAATTATCATTTTTAGCTGTTCCCTTAGTAATGTCTGTTCTTATTTTACCTATCCATGCTGGGTCGATACCTTGGGGATTCAGTCCAAATATTTCTTTTAACTCGTCAAAAAATACACTTCCTGTATTTTTATAGGTTGCAGAATACTCTTTAAAATAGGGGACATCTTGGTTTAATGGTATCAAAGTGTCTACACTATTTTTATCTACCATTTCCCTAGAAAATAAAAGATACTCTGTTATTAATTTATTTAATTGGGTATCGGCTTTGTTTTCAATATCGGCTTCACTATTAGTTAAAGTAAATTTACCCGGTCCTGTTAATTTTTCATTAGATACACCAGAACCATTACTTAATGGTATTGATGTTGTGCCGTTCATTAGTTTAGAATAACAACTTAAAACATTTGTAAGATAAAAATAATCATTTCCCAATTCCACTAAAGTATCAGATGGTGTAGGGTTTATGGAAGTTGCATCTACTGGTGTACCTCCACTTAAGGCAAATACTGTGGTTTTTCCTTCCTCAATATATCCATCACCAGACTGATTTATCACATTAAGTGGTGTGACATGTCGTAAATATTCTATATGTGCACTTCTAATGTTAAGATTAGCTTGTTCTAAGATATAATTTATTTCAGATTCTGCATCTTCAGTTTGTTCTTCGAGAAAATCTTTTAATTTTCTTTTTTGTGCGTTGGTTGGGTTTGCCTTTGCAATACATTCTTGCTGGATATATGTGGTTTCATTTTCTATTTTAGTCTTATATGCAGCAATTAAATTGTTAAACCTTTTTTGATAATCGAGTGGGATACCCACTAACTCACCGTTTATTTTTGTGGGTGTTCCACCCGCTCTATAATAGTCTCCTTTATCCCATTCCTTTTCAGCATATAATAATTCTATTAATCCATAATTATGTTCGGTAATAATGTTAAATAACTCTTCATTAACATTTTTTAAATAATCATAAGCTCTTTCACTTATGTCATTAAAATTACTTTGGTAGGTTACTGTTCCTGATTCCCCAGTAGTGGTAAGTTTTTGGTCTTCCCTATTTCCAATCATTATACCATCGTTAGGTGCAGTATTTTCTTGTTCAGTAGCGGCAGCGTCTTCTTCTGGATTAGGTCCTCCAGTTGCTTGGGTAGTTTTTATTAAATCCTGATTTTGTGCAATCCATGCGGCTTCATCTGGTTCTTCATCAGTTACTGTTAAAACTGAACGGTCGTCATACATTTCAGTATTTGCATAATAATTAAAAGATAAGGCATTTTGTAATCTACTTACTGGTTCTTTTAATCCTTGTCCACCCAAATATTTAAAGATGACACTTACACTAGCTATCATAGGTTGGACCCCTATACCTTCAGGATTCAGGTCTAATAAATTATCCTCATAAGTAAAAGCAATACTATCAATAGCAATTTTAGTGTGGTAAAAGTCACCAACTCTGAGTATACAAATAGGGGGAGCACCAAAGGCCGTATTTTTCGCGTCCACACCTGTAGATAACCCACCATTTTCTTGTTTAGTGGGAATGGTAGCTCCCGGTCTTACACATTGATTTAAAAAAGTTAATCTACTATTAAGTCCTTCGGGTGTAATAGCATGGAATGCTGGTTGGAAAAATTTGAACTTCTCTTTTAATGCATCATATATAAATTCGTTTTCTTCACTTATAAGGTCAAAATAATCACATTCTGTAACCATTTTCATTAATACTTTATTAGCGATTTCTCTCCTAGTATTTTTGTCTCTTAACTTATCTATTTTTTGTTTTTTAGTGGTAGGCCTTTCTTTTCTTATAATAGGGTCTGGTGTTGGTGGTTCTGGGACTTTCTCCTTAACTTTTATATCGTCAATATAAACTTTTCTACATTCTGCAGCAGGTTCAGAAAAAATAGCAGCGACCCCACTATCTGGAACTCCAGTACATTTACTTTCACCTAAAGCTTCGGGGGTAGGAAAAATAAGTTTACTATTCTCCATTGGAAGTTTAAAGACATTTTTCCCACCTAAGGTGTAGTTTTGAAACATTTGTTTAATGGAGTCTAATCGTCTTTCAGATAGGGTCTTGTTATATCCTGTTGACGCTAAGGAACTTGCAGAACCCACCATTGATAATTTTATCTCGTACCCATCTTCTAATGCTTTATGTAATTTTTCTGCTAAATTCTTCCATTTAGTGTCGTATTGAACACGTGCTTTGGTGAACCATTCTTGTAGGGGTACTTGCTGACTTGCTTCGGCTTGACCTAAATATCTATTTTCCGTTACCTTATCATTACTTAAATAACTTTCTCCGTTTTTTGACGCCCCACCAGTCGCTAATGCATTAAACGGTACGGTACTTTCAGGCTCCTTAGTGTTTGGGTCTGGATAATCATTTTCAAAATAAAAGGCTGGATATTCGGAAGCGTCAAAGGTGGGGATTTGAGTGGTGGCCTCCGCTACATCCGCTACATCCGTAGCAGTACCAGTAGCTACTTCTGCCTTAGAATCTTTATTAACATTAGGGTCATTTAATACTAATTTCGCTTCGGCTAATTCATTTACTGAAAATTGTTTCCACTTTCTTGCTAAATCATAAATGTCGTAATTCTTACAACCAGCAAAAAAAGAATCTACAATAGCGTCCGTCTCTTTGGGTCCTAAGTTCTGTAATTCCTTTCTAACTATTAAATTTAAAACGCTTGGATGGTCAACTACAATTTTAAAACGTAAAGTACCTGTTCGATTAGTATGATTGTAAGTATAAACAGGCTCTGGTCTTCCTACAAAATTATTTTCCGTCCAATTAGCATTACTTGACTCATCTACTTGTAAGTCGTATGGTGGGAACCACATTATTCTTCCACCATTAGGTCCTTTCTCACAGGTGGGTAAATCGTCATAGGTAAATCCTTTTTCTGAACTGGTTCTCCATGCTAAATTTTCTATAGAAAACATATATTTCTTAACCTTTCCATTTTTAATATTAGTAGAGCCTTTGCCCGTCTCATCAGTTCTCCAAGGAGCAATATTAAGATTATACGGACTATCTAGAACTGAATAAGTTTCCTTCCTATGATTCATTTGTGACTTAACTAAATTTCCGTAAGTATAATAGGGGATATCTTTTGTCCATATTCTACAATATTCTCTTTCTTGTTCTACTCCATTACCATCAGTGGGGTCCGTATTGATAAATCTTTTAACCCTAGACCCTTTTGTTAATTCTTTATACCCATCATTAAAAACTTTACTTACCTGATTAATTGAATGGGATACCGATTTTAATCCAGCACCACCTTTGGGTACGGAATCCACTATTTGTTGGGTTACATCCATTAAACTATCCTCTCTAAATTGATAATTTGTAGATTTAGAGGCATCATATCCATTGGGAATTTCGTATTTAGTAGTATCGTCGGTGGAACCTTCGACCCCTTGAGAAGTGCCGGGGACTTGGGGCCCTACTCTTTTTTCCTTTTTTTGAAATAGGCTCGCAACACTATTTAAAAATCCACTGCCGGGAGTTTTGTCGGTATACCACGTAAATCCTGCCGGAACTGTTCCTTGATTTATATACGCTAATCCTTTTAATCCAAAATTATAATCATTTTCATCAAATTCTTTAGCCACGGCATCGGGACCAAATTGTGGGATATAGTTTTTACCCGCATAAGTACTGTCTGGAGGACTTGTCATGTCTGCCACCCTATTTCTCGGACCTCCGATATATTGTGGTGGGTTGGGTGGGAAATTTCCAGCACCTAATATTCCACCTTTAACGAAATCTATGGCTTCCCCAATGCCCGCTCCGATGGCGGTCTGGGCCTGTGCACCTTCTCCATACTGAGGTCCATACACATTGTATCTTATGTGTTTAAAAAGTTGGGACTTGCTTCCTCCTCCGGTATATTCTAAAAATCTTTGAGATGGGGATTGTCGTCTTCGGGGAATACCGATGAGACTACCCATAATGCCCGTAATATCCGAGACTATTTTACCTGCGGTTCCTAAACCCCTAGGTGGTTCTAATTCGAAATAGTCACCGGGAATATAAGAACGTGGTACATAAACACCTGTTAATCTAGAAATAAAATCTACTCCTTTACCTACTAATGACTTAGGTACTGTAATGTTATTATCACGTTCAATTATGGAGTCTCTTCCAGTTACAATGTCTAAAGCTCTGAAAGGGTCTTTTAACGCATCCATAAAATTTAACCTACCAATAGTCTCTTGATATAATTCTTGAGCTATTCTTTCTTGGAATTCTTTATGTAATTGGATTGCCCCTTGTTGTTGTAATTCACTATCTTCTAATAAAGTAGTGGATAATAGTCCTTGGGCGGTAACCCCCAACAAAATATCCATAGGAGAATAGTATTGAGCTACTTGTCTAAATGGGTTTTCCCCAAAAAGTCCAGTACCAGTTTCGGGAGGGCTAAAATTAGGGTAAAATCCTTCGTTTACTTTTGCAATTTTTTGAGAGGTATCATATATTTGAATCCAGTCTCCGAACCCACCTGGAGGCCCATAGGCATTTGCCAAATAAGATTTATCCAAATAAAATTCTGCTTGTTCATCCACCGTAAGTTGGTCTGGGACAGCCATATCTCGCATAGAATGGATACGATAAGAATTCTTACTAAACTCATCTGGACCCGTATTTCTTTTATCAAAATATGGAGAGGTAGTTGGGTTGGGCAAATTCTTACTAAGCATCAGTTTCCTAATAGCTTCGGTACCTGCAAAACTTATATTAGGTTTTCTGTTATCATTTTGTTGTAATCCTGGCATTATTTATAAATATATTTTAAGTCATTTGTCATACACACCACCAGCATCTTGTAATTGAACATAGGATTGTGTTCCTGTTGGATTAGTTTGCTCTATAGCGTGTTTTAAATTTTGTAAAAATAATTCCCTATTTGGGCCATTCAATAATTTGTCTATTATATTAACATTAGCAAATTCACCCACTCCCTTTAAGGTCACAGGTAGACTAGACATTCCTTCTAATTTAAGTGCAATGGTTTGTTGTCCACCACCTCCAGCGGTTGCCCCCGCTGCACTCCCTAATGCACCACCACCACCTTTATAACCCATAATGTTATCGTCAGCGGCACTTATAATAGCCCCTTCGGGACCCCCTAGAATTAATTTAGGTTTTCCATCCGCTGCCATCATAAAATCCTTCTCTGGTTTTGCCTCTATATTTCCATATACTGCCACGGATTGTGCATTAACTGTGGTATTAGTTGAGGTGGTAATAAGTTCACTTATTGTTTGTAATCCTGCTTTGACTCCGGCTTGACCTACATTTGTACCTTTTTTTACACCTTCCTTTACCTCATCATAGTCCCTACCAGTCATCAATTCAACCCCTTTTCTCATCTGTTCTCCCATCGCGTCACCTATCGCTTTTACACTTTCACCATCAATAGCCGCATTCACCCCTTCAGTTAAAGTCATTTGAACTGCACCCACATCTAATTTCTCTATAAGGCCAGCTTTAAGAGCCTGTTTGGGCATTACTGCAGTATTGTTTTTAATGGCATCCAATAAACTCAGTTGTTCTAAAGCAACATCTTTTTCGGTCATTTCTTGTTGCTCTCTTATTTTTCTTAATACATCTACTTGGTCTTTAGTCAAATCAGAAAGATTCACCATTTCTTTCTTTCCTGTCTTGTCTTCCAACTCTATCTGATAAATTCCTTTCTCCCCCATTTTGGCCATACTCGCAACAAACTCTTTCATTTCATCAGCATCTTTACCAACAAATGAAGATAAATTCATCTGATTAGATGCGGCTTCAAATTTTGCTTGCATTTTAATCATGCCCGCAAATTCTTCTTTACTCATACCCAAGGCATCAGCCATTGCTCTTAATTGTCGTTGTGCCGTTGGTGGGAAACTAATTTCTCCTGTTTCTTCATTAAAATAAGTAAGTGATTTTCCTGCGTCTACTAACGCGTCTTGTAAACCTCCCAAGTCGTTGGTGGCCATATACATTAATTTAAATGGGTCGGCTAAATCTCCTACTGCTCCACCTATAACTTGTAAATTGGCGGCCAATTCTATAGCTCCTTCTGGGTCCATTACTTGTTCTGCTAATTTTGCAGTGGTGCCCATACTAATCCCTAATCGTTCTGATTGTGCGGCCATTTTTGCAAATCCTTTTACCCCATCTGCAAAATTGTAGGTATTCAACATGTCCATATTTTGGGTCATGTTGTCCATGAATCCTTCCATGTTAACACCCATCATTCGTGCCACATCCGCCATTTCATTTGCCTTATCGATGGAAGTCTCAATAGTGAATCCCATTTGGTCAAATTGTTTTACCATTCTCCCTACTTGGTCACCGCTAAGGTCAAAAGCTTTCTGGAATACGGCTAACCGTTCTATTTCATCATCTGTAAAAGCAATGTTTCTCCCTACCACATCACTAATACTGGTCAGTGTTGCCAATAAATCTTCTTGTAAAATGCCATATTGGGAAGTTGCTACGGAAGCTTTAAAAATTTCTTTGGTGGTACGTTGTTGTAGAAGTCCTGTTTGTCCGAGGTCTTTTACTATACCTCTTCTAATGGTAGCTTCCTCTTCTAACAGGTCTAATGCCATACCCGTAAATTGCCCTCCTGCAGTACCAGCACCCACGGATTGGGTTAACTGTTGTAGTTTTTCCCATTCAGCAATTAGTCCTTGTAACTTTTGGACACCCTTCCCTTCTCCGGTTACATTCTCAGCTACATTGGCAACTCCTTTATTAGACATGTTGGTGGCACCTTTTGTTAAAACATCTTTCTGCTGAGCTCGGGTCATGTTGTCCCAAACAATTTCTTTGCCACCCCAACCGCTATCTTTAGCTTGGTCCCAGGAGCCGTAATTAACTTTTCCGCCTTTTGCCATTTTTTACTCTGTTTTACTATAAATAGATGGGGATGAATTTTCTAGAGTCTAGATTGGTTTTTTGATTGGTCTATGGCTTCTCTTTTTTTCTCCAACTCCTCCGTTAGTTTGCCTACGTAATATCGTCTTTCATAGATAGGCATTCTCAGGATGTCGTGATGGGAAAAATTAGCGAATTTTGTTAGATAGTAGATTTCATCGAGCACAGTTTGCCTATACTCCGAAGAAAGGACGAAAAAAGTGGGCGCCAAACACCACTGCTGTAGTGATATCTTCTCCTGATGGCGCTTTTACCGTAATTGATAACTCAAGTCCCGGCTGATTATTCCTAACGAATTTTTTAAACTCCTGTGAGTCTCGAATAGGCATTGTTTGTATAATCTGTGAAAGTTTTTCTTTGTCTCTTTCACCCTCTATTTCTTGTATTAATAATTCTAATCGACGAGTTACAATTGGAGCTACTTGTCCATTTGTAGAATAAGCTTCTTTTAACTTTTCTAATTCTGTTTCAGCTTGGGATGTTAAAAATTTAAATTTAAGTGGTTTGTTTGTTTGGGGTAAAGTGAATTCAAACTCATCTTTTTCATCTGGAATTAAAGTAAAGTCCCTCATGCTCACTTTACTTAAATCATGACTATATTTAAAAGAATTACCATTGGCTGGGTCTTTTAAATTAAACTCATATATGGGACCATAAGACGTGTTTCTTAAAAATATTAAAATAGCTTGTTTATCACATTCCAACATGTCACTAACTAAAATCTCCGTTCCTAAGATTTTTCTACGTAATAACTCTTCTATTAAATTTCCAGATTCGATTAGGTTTGGGGAACTTAAAAGATTTTCGTCAGAGGCAGTCAAATAGGCAACTTTCAATTCATTTACCTTACTTGGGTAGAACATACCTTGTGAAGGTAAAGGAACGATGTCGTAAGGAATATTAGCTTGTGCAATATCAGAATATTGTCTTGGGTCCATTAATGCTTGTTTTTCTTTAAATTTAATTTTATATTAGAAGAAGTCAATGTTTTATATAAGTACACTATGATTAAAAATTTTAATATACAAAGAATAACTAAAAAGGAATGTAAGTCTATACTTCAGGAACACCATTATTTATCTAAAATCAATAAGGGGTTTAGGTCTGGTTATAATTTTGGGTTGTTTAAGTGTAATAAATTGGTTGGGGTTTGTATATTTCATTCTCCTTCGGTACCTGAGACTGTTAAAGGTTGTTTTAATTTGAAAAGAAACGAGCAAGAAGGTATTTTTGAATTAGGTAGGTTGTGTATTTTACCCACCCTAACTGAAAAAAATATATTATCATGGTTTGTGTCTAAATGTATTAAATTTTTAAAAAAAGAAATAAAAGTACGGGCTCTACTTTCTTATGCGGATTCTTCATTTCATCAAGGTTACATCTATCAAGCCACCAATTTTGGGTATTATGGTTTAACTGATAAAAAGAAGGATTTTTGGTTTGAAAATAACGATGGAACCTTTAAAAAACATCAACGTGGACCTGTAAAGGGATTTAAAGGGGAATGGAGAAATAGACCCCAAAAACATAGGTATCTTTTCATTTATGATAAAACCTTAAAATGTCTATGGAAAAAATGTTCTTACCCCAAAATAAAAAACGTAGCACCCTTAAATAAAAAACCCACGTATGAAACATGGGCTTATTAATAATATATGTGTTAAAAGGATATTAGTATACTAGAATACATCTGTCAGGTCGTAGAGTAGCTGATATAGTTGCAATTGCATCATCACTATATCCTAAACTATCAAAGTTAACATCTGTTAAAAATGTTCCTTGTAAAATCCATTTTTCAACTACAACACCTGTAGGGTCTAACATTTCTAAATCAATATCTTTTTTGTATCCTGCAGCGTATCCCATTCTTCCAGTAACGGACTCGGCATGTAATCTCACCCACTCCATCAATGCTTGTGCAGCTGAAGGACCGATTGGGTCTCTGAATGTTACATTTATAGTGTTCCAAACAAATCTTCCTGCAACATAAGTAGAAGTATTTAAAAATGGAATTTCTACGGAATTAACTGTGACCTGAGGTCTAGAAGTTGTTTCCACATACCACTCGTTAATCCCTAATGAAGAAGGAAATCTAAGTATAAACCTATTTTTCTTTTTAGGTTCATAAGGTATGGGCATTTTCATTAATAAATCAGCCATGGTAATATTTTTGTTTTTCTATTGTTATTTCTTAATAAATATATGGTTTTTCAAAAACCGAGAATAAAACCCTTTACTTTAATATTTTAAAATTATAATATGCAAAGCATAAAGCTATTCATTTATTAATATAAATAGTAAAAGCTTATTCTTTAGCATGCATTACAAATAACTTTTTACTTAATTCTTTGGGTAAATCTCGTTTAAGTATCATCATTTGTTTTATATTCTTTAAATCGTCATCTATGAACACAATCTCATCATACTGATGTAGTAATCTCTCCACCACTTCTGCCTTTTTTTCATAGTCCGTTTCTGCTTCTAACTCCTCTATTCTTTTAGTGTCGTTAACGGCAAATATATTTTGTCGTTCTAACCTGTCCCCTAATGGAATTAATTCCCCACTTTTATCTTTATACATTAACCAATCTTTTAATCCTTGGTATACAATGTCCTCATTGGAACGGGCGGTTAGTATTCCAATTTGGTGACCCCGTTTAATAAAATCATCCATTACAGATAAGTTTGCTACTATAGGTTCAGCTTGGGAAATAGACTGTCTAGTTTTCTCGGGATTCATAAAATCCCTATAATCATAGTATTGTTTATTCTCGGGTGTTACGTCTTCCAAACCATACTCGTAGGGGGTCAATGCTACCTCCTCTGCGTCGCTCGGCAAATTTCTATAGATGTACACCCCAGTGGGTTTTAAAAGGGTGTCATCCACATCTAAGAGGATTAACCTATTAGTTTTTGCATATTCCTTAAGAATTTGTTTTATTAAATTTTTCATAAACAATTATAGTTCTACATAATAAATATATTTATTAGTAGGTATGTTAGTAGAACAAATAAATAGAATGAAAAATTTAATGTTAATGGAATCCAAAATGGTTACCTTTAACCAACCTAATGGAAATTTTGTAATCTTAGCTGGTGGACCCGGTGCGGGTAAAAGTTACGTGAGTCAACATTTTATAGATTTAGATAATGTTAAACCCTTTAATGTAGACAATTATAGAATAGGGATGGCAAAAAAATTATGGGGAGATGATTGGAAAGAAATGATTTCAACAGAAGAAGGTTACAAAACCATTATAGATATGACACATACTACATCTGACCCCAGAAATTTAACTATAAAACATTTAAAGAACTTTTTAGAAACAGAACGAAGTCAACCCACTAACCTAGTATATGATGCTGGAGGTGGACAGGAAGAAGTTATGAAGGAGATTATAAAAACAGCGGAAGAAAATGGATTTATAGTTAGTATTGTTCATGTTGTAACCGATATAGAAAAAGCATTGGAACGTAATCTCGAAAGAGACAGGAGTTTACCAGCAGAAATGGTTGTAGATTATCATGATAAAGTTAAGAATGCCGTTGGGAATTTAGTACCTTATGTAGATAATTATTGGGTAATCGATAACACTCAGGATTTAGCTCCTAGTGAAAGACCGTTGGGCAGGATACATCAACTTAAGTAGGTATCTTATTAATTTTAACTTTAATATCCGGAAAATCTTCTAATGCATTTAACACATCTACAATGTGTTTATCTTTATCTTCCCAATATTCTATTTCTTCTACCTGTGGATATTTTTTCAATAATTGTAAAACTCTTTGACCTTTGGACCTGTTACCGTTTTTCCCTTGGATGGGTAGGTATTCGTCAAAAAATACGAAACGTGAATCCAATAAAGTTTTTAAATCTGAGAAGACATCACTAATACGATTAGTTAAAAGAATAACTATACTTTTTCTGTCGTGATATTCTTTTTTGTAATCTTTAATAACATTTTCTTTTGGGTCAAATTTCCATTTTCTAGGATTTAAACTGGAAGGAGTATCCATATAAGACCAATCTTCCTGATAAGGAGTCTTAAATAAGGTGTCATCAAAATCGAATAATGCTAATTTCATAAATTATTTTAATTAGTTGAATACCAAAGATATGAAAAAAAAGTCAAATAAAAAAACCCACAGAGTGGGTTTTAATACAAAATACTATAATATCTATTAAATCTTCTATTATTGTTCTCTTTGTTTTTTAATATTAGAATAAACTCCCACAACCTTACCAGGTCTTCCATCATAAGTGTCTCGTTTTTCTACTTGACTTGGAGTTCCTCTATATTCTCCTTCACTATCTCTTGAAGTTTCTAAAATTTCCTCTTCATCGGATAACTCATCCAATATTGCATCTTCAGGTAAATCATATCCTGAAGTGGTATTGAAATCTTCAGGACCATCTAGATTAGCGTCCGTATCATGACCAGTTAAGCCACCAATATCACCGTCTCCAAAAGTTTCGCTTATTTCGGCTATTGTTTCATCTTCATCATCCATATACGATTCGACTAATCTCTTAAATTGTGATTCAGTTAATTTAATACTTTGAGGTTTACTACCGTAGGAAGTTGGGAGTACGATATCGTACCCCATACTCTCTACTAATTTTGATTTTTTATACTTTAAATTCATCTCTTCCTTTTTTATAAATATTATACATTCTCAAAAGACGCACCTGTTGGTGTGATTAGGAATTCAATATCTATGAATTCAAGTGACCGAGTAGGTTTGATATAAATCTTACCTTCTAATGTATTTTGGTCAATTAATTGTGGGTCATCTGAAAGAACAACTCTAAAGTCAGTTAATCCTCTTTCCCTTCTAATTGAATCCAGTATTGGATTAACCAAATCTAAGAACTCGTTTCTTACTTGTTCATCATTCTGTTCGAATAGAAGTTTAACTGCAACCGCCGAAATAAGTTTTCTCGCTTGGAGTAGTAACCTTCTTACATTAATTCGGTCAAGTGCTGATTGTCTACTTTGAAGTGTTTTATTACCCCAGATAATAGTCCCAACATCCGAATAAGTTGCTATTGGATTGATTCTACCTTGATAAAGTGTATCCCTTTCATCTAAAGTAAGTTTCTTTCTTGCTTTGACTGCATTTACAATACCTCGAGTATATCCAGCTGAAGCGAACCAAGGGAATGAGATATTATCCGTTAAGGCTATATTCCTCATTACATCATAAGTTGCGGGTAACCACACTCTTGTATTATTCTCTTGGTCGTTATACTGAACCCAAGGATAGTAAGTAGCGGTATAGTTAGAATCAATACCAGTTAAATCCAAATTATCAACGGCTTCAGTAGCTTGAATTATATTATTAGGGTCACTAGATGATGCAACAAACATATTGTAATCGGGTGTGGTAGTAATATAAAGAGAATCTGCTCTTTCACTCTCCACCATATCAATAGTTTCTTCAATAAGATTACTGTTACTTACATAATCAATACCCGGAGTGGTAAATACGTTTATATTAACCGCTTCTGGATTTCGGAATGTTTTTATACCAAAGTAATAAGCGTAATAGTCAGTAGTTGCGTAGTATCCCGATTCACCCCAAGGCGTTTGACTTAATAATTTAAATGAACCATCACCTTTAGCGTTAGGGAATTGGGTGGAAATACAAGCTCCGTTTAAGAATCCTGATTTACCTCGGATATATTGGTCACTATTAGTTCTATATTTTCTATAGATATCCCATCCATCAAAACCACCATAAGGGGCTAATGTGAATTTTCTAGATTGTATTTTATAATACGGGTCACTCATGTCTGTTGGTTCCCTTCTAAAAGAAGCAGCACCCACGGAAAATTGGTTTTCACTAGTTGTACCTGAAGGTCCACAATTTTTACATAATGTAGTTACACATAATTCTCCTAAAGTATTAGTACAGGTCGCTCCACTATCCATATGAAAACCAGGTGTTATACATCCCCAATCATCACCATCTAAGTCGGTACATGTATTGGATGCGGGTTGTTTTCCTTTGTATTGGAAAAAATCATCATCATATGCTGACGGTTCACTAGTGGATATACCCAAATAAACTCTTCTAATGTTGTCACCTTTACTAGTGGTGGCATTATCAGCAGTAGAACTTAAAGCAAATGGTGGGTTCCAGATAGTTTCTCCC